TTGTTGTATGTGTATGCACCTAACATTATAAGTTACCTGATAATCCAAATGGGTTGCCTTCACTGAAGTCAATGATGTCATCTCCGAGACTCTCAAAGGTGACACTTTCAGAGTATTTAGGATCTGCTGTTGCCATTTCATCCCTACTATCTAGCACAATTGTAGCTCCAGACTCTGATCCTACTAGAGATTCACCTATTATAAACGTTCCAGTTGGGGATTTAAGTTTGACCCAAGCTTCACCTGCATCCCACTCTACAAGGTTAGCAGTAGCACCACTTGTACTACCAGTGACTGTTTCAGGTACAGTAAATGATCCTGAAATTCCTACAGGTGCAGATGTGAACGCTACAGTTGCAGATGTATATCCAGTACCAGCATTTGTAATATCAACCAACTTAACACTTCTATATCCAGAACCACCATTTACTATATTGAGAGCAGTTAATGTTCCATTGGTAAAAGTAGGAGTTAGTTGTGCCATTCTACCAGGATTGTCAGGAGCACTAACAACAACTGATACCCTATCTTCATCATATCCACTACCACCATTAACTATTTGTACATCTCTAATCTCACCTTCTTTTACAACTCCTCTTATAACTGCAGATGATACTGGAGAACCACCACTTAGAGTTATGTTCACTAAGAATGCTTCTGCAGTTGCATCTTGACCATCACCAGATATTGTAACTGTAGGTGTTACATTATACTTACTGCCATTGTCACTGATAAAGATTTGACCAATAGATCCACTTGATACAGTTGCGGTAGCTGCTGCAGTGACTCCATTGATGGGAAGATAGTAGTGCTTAACGGTGTAACCGTAATCTACTAGATCCTCATCACTATCAAATAGATCTCCTTGCTCGTCACTGTACTCGAATAGTTCTGCTTTGAGTTTGTATACGTAACCTTTACCTAACTGATAATATGGTTCCTCATGCTCTACAAATTTTATCTCAAAGTAATTACTTGTTAATGGGAAATATATTAAATCTCCTTCTTGTGGTCTCTCAGGTGCTTTGTAATTTTCATCAAGTAAAAGAAATTGTGATATGAGATCTGAGAATCTCTGCTGAGATATAACCATAGTTATCTCATCAGTTTGTGCTACACCAAACTTTGTAAGTAAATCTCCACCACCTTGAAACCCTTCAAAGTTTTCTAGGTACGCTTCTATAATATATGCATCATTAAACTCACCAATTACTTCTTCATTAAAAACACCATCAGTCATCATGATTTGTCTAGGACAATAAAGAATATCCATCCCAAACATCTTGAGATATTCTTCTACTAGATTCTGCTGTAGGAATTGTTCATTCCTAGTGCCATGTGTAAAATAAGTGGTTCTTGCCATTAGCCGATCATGTCAAGTGGAGGTGTCTCGTACTGAGTAAGCATTTCTTCCTCAAGTTTATTGACAGCCTCTTTACCTTCGTTGTATATAAATTCTCCGTTCATTGAAATTCCACCTGGCAATTGTGCACCTTGGAATTTAATTAAGTTAGCACCCCACTGTCTCTTGACCAATGCAGTTACGTATCTTTTTAACCAAAGATCATTGTATACAGCAGATGTATTAGTTGGATCTAATGCACGATAGACTTCAAGAATTAAAAAGTCATTCTCTTTAACGTCAGTTTTAAAATCTAAATCTAGATACAATCTATCTCCTCTCATCTGGAATCTAGTTTGTTTCTGTCCTTCTAACAAATAGTAAATATCTTCTAGTCTTCTATTGACCATTTCATATGTCAAGATTTCTGTATTGGTTAGATCCCAAAGATCATTCAATCTCCACTGATACCTAACATCAAATAGGTTTGTGACATTCTTAGATACAAAATCAAATACCTTTATCACACTAGTGACATGCTCAGGAACTTTGAGGTAATTGTTTTGTTCTTTCCAATCAACTGCTAGTGCTGATGAAGTTGCACCTGTTACTTGAGTAGTAGTATCAGTTGTCATGGCATCAATCATGTCCTGAGTAAACTGGACTTTTAGATGGGTTCTGATGTAACCATCCATATGTCTCTCATTATAAAACTGGATAGCATCATCCACTAGATCACTTATCTGATCATCTTCTATGTTTATTTCTAGGACTGGTGCACCGTTTTGACGTAGTGCATAATCTATAAGTCCTTGTCTAGTTGATGGTGAAGCCATGTTAGGTAGGATTGACGTTGAATCTAATTCTTACATAATATGTAGTGTTTGCATTCAAAGTAACGTTAACAGGTAAAGAATACGATGTTAAGTTAGATGGGTTACCAAGTGATTGATGAACTGGAGGTGAGAATGCTGTGGTCTCAGCAAACTGCCAATCACTAGATGTATGTTGATAACCAGTCTTCACTGCAATAGGATCAACATTTATTGTTGGGTTAAATGCTGGTACGATAGTTTGTATTTCTGGTTGGTCTACAAACGGTGTTGTAAAATTAACTGCTGCTGTATACGCACTTTCTAAATTGGCATTATCTCTAAATTTAACCTGTACTTGATAAGTGGTATCAAAATCTAGAACAGCAGCTGGTACAGTAAATGAAGTCAAGTTACCAGTATCACCATTAACATATGTACCTGCAGTATCATATACAGTTACGTTATCACTCACTCTTCTAATTCTCCAGAACGTAGAAGCATGAGTTGATCCTGCATATTCAGACACAAATGGAGACGTACTAATAACTGGTCTTCTTGATAATGTCTTTGTAGTATCTGGATCAATAAATGGTGTTACTGTAGCAGGACCTGATACAAACTCAGATTCATTAACAGTTAAAGTTACTGCATTAGAAGTTACAGTAGTTGCTTCTGCATTAGACAAAACACAACGGAATTGTTCCGATGGATTTACTGGGAATATAGTGACAGGAGTTGTGTAAGATGAAGAGTTTGCTCCATTAATATTACTCCAATTCTGTGCACCATCAACAGATATCTGCCATTGATACGCTATAATGTCACTAGTAATTGCAGCAGTGATACTAAAGGTTGCAGTCTGTCCTTCAATTACAGCTGTATCTACTGGTTGTTGACTAATAGAAATGACTCTTAAAACAGTTAATAATCCATGATCAGAAGTTATGTCAGCAGCAGATCCAACAAGAGATACTACACAACGATAACGATCATCGTCATCATCAGCATGTACTAATGTTGGTGTGGTATATGATGCACTAGTTGCCCCTCCAACTGGTGCATAGTTAGATCCATTGTCATCTGATCTTTCCCATTGATATGTTGGAACTCCACTACTAGAGGATGTGCTAATAGAGAATGTCGCAGTAGCACCTTCATTTGCAGTTGGGTTAGATGGTTGTGATGTGATAGAGAATGTTCTCTGAACAGTCAAAGCAACCTCATTGGTATATGCAGATGAAGATGCTCCAATCGCATCTAACTTACAACGATATAAATCTTGATGATCGTCTGCATAAGTTGTTGCTGCAGTTGTATATGATGCACTAGTTGCACCGCCAATTGGATTCCAGTTAGCACCTGCGTCATCAGATTTTTCCCACTGATATGTGACAGTAGGTTCATGATCTGAAAATCCTTCAAATCCACCTCCACCACCGCCAGTTGGTGTATCGAATTGTTCTGTATCAAATGAAGATGTTGCAGCATTACCACCCACAGGTTGCATTGAAGTGTCACCGAGTGTAGTAAATGTTGCAGTAGAATTTTCGTTTACAGTCTGAGGAGTTGGTTGATTCGTAACAACAACAGTTACTGTTTCTACTTGTAATGTAGCAGCATTAGAAGGTATAGTTGTTGCACCAGGTGCTGAAAGTAAACAACGATATTGATACTCGTCTTGAGTTGTAGTTAATGTTTCAGTTGTATATGTTGAGGTAGTACCACCAGTTCCTGTAGAAACATTAGACCATGAGGATCCATTTGTGATAGATACTTGCCACTGGAATGTAATATCTCCTGCATCGTTATCAGATGTAGTAGCAGCAACACCAAATGATCTTGTACCACCAACTGCACCAGTTGTATTAGTTGGTTGTGATGTTATGTTTATAGTTCTTTGAACTAAATTTCTAGCAGAAGTAGATATTACATTAGATGCACCCTGAGCTGATAGAACACATCTATAATAATCTTCGTAATCATCATCATAAGTAGTAGCACCTGTAACATATGTTGATCCTGTTGCACCTCCTATAGGTGTAAAGTTTATACCATCACCAGCCTCAGATTTTTCCCACTGGTATGCAATTGTAGCAGTGTCTAATGTAGAACCAGCAACGTTGAATGTAGCTGATGCAGGAGCTATTGGATTTGCATCAACTGGTTGATTGCTTATAGTAATGACTCTGAATACAGTTAGGGTAACTGCATTAGTATAAGATGGTTGAACGGAAGTGCTAGTTTCCATCTTACATCTAAACTGATAATTATTTTTTGCATAATCATCATCTACAGTTAATGTGTTAGTGCTTGATCCACTATATCCACCACCATCAGTAAGAGGTGACCACCCAACTCCTCCATTACTTGAGAACTCCCATCGGAATATAATTGTAGATCCATCAGAACTAATACCAGAGACGGGACCAAATGTAGCAGTACTACCAGAACCTGCTTCAACAGATGCATTACTTGGTTGTTGCGTAATAGTAACTAGAACACCAGTTCCTGTTGTAGTGAAACTATATGATCTTGCATTCTCAGTTATTTGTTCAGTAACAGTGAAGTTAAAGGTAGTATCAATATAATCTGAGGTTACAGTTCCACTTAATATACCTGTTGAAGTATCTAAGGAAAGACCAGATGCACCAATAGAATCTCCACTGAGAGCATAGAGTTCCATAGTTGGTTCACTTGCAAATGTCTGTCCTGATAAACCAAGATCAATATTAACACTATCACCATTAGCATATGTTGCTATACTACCAGCAGCTCTTGCCCAAGTTACATTAGTGTCTATGAATGGGAAGAATGCACCACGTTTAGTGGTAAGTTCTTGTGAGGTTCCAGCATAATTAAAATCAACACCACTATCTAATGGGTAATAAATTACATTAGTATATGTACCAGTACCTGCTTGTTCTTGTGCATCTGTTTGAGATCTTAAAGTAGTTGATGTGGATACTACACCATCATAACTTTCATGCATCAATTGTGGTGATTTGATCAATGCAATGTAGTTATTTGATCCCCCACCAGTTGTACTAGCAGTAGCATTATTATTAGCAAAAACAGTAATAGTATTATTAACAGCGTTTTCTGCTTGTATAGTTAACCATCCACTTTGAGAAAGTGCAGCAATATCTATACCACCAACTGTCATACTACCAGTTGATCCAGTAGTTCTTATCTGAACTTTCCTACCAACATTACCAATAAAATGTGATGAATCAGATGGGTTAAACTTAATAATTAATTGATTAGAGGTATTAAAAGTTTCAAAAGGATTGTCTATAAGTTTTTTATCTTCGATACTATTAGTGGGATAGTTAGAAGTCCCCATAACAGATATATTTCCAGTTGCACCAAAAACCCTAGCAAATGTTTTTGCAGTGCCTGCTAAATTATTTGTATTGGATGTATATCCATTCTTACTACAATATGATGCAATGATACCAGCTACAAGAGGGCAAGAAAATGATGTACCATTTATAGTATTATAATTTCCTGTACTTGTATATGGTGTGTTAGCAGTCCAATCATATGCGGGAGTCAATATCCTAGCACCAGGAGCAACAGTTGTTACACCTGCACCATAGTTTGAAAAATCTGCCCATCTATCATTGTACTCTGATGCACCGACACATATCTTATTCTGGTTTGCATCTACATTATTGATACCACCTGTGGGATTATCTCCATAACCAGCAGTTCTAGAACCAGCAATACATTTTGCTTGTATAGGTCCTACAAACTGATCACTAGCATTTTTAAATCCATTACCTGCAGCTCGAACTACAATAATATTAGTGGATGATGAAATTGTTCCTTCAATGTCATCTAACATTTCTTCATCAGTTCCATTATCAGAACCTGCATCGTTTAGTTCCACATAAGGATATCCTTCACTGGGAATGGTAGGTCCAAATGAAGCATTGATAATTGCTGGTCTAGTATTACCTTTATAATTTACATTACCAGAATCATTGTGATCTATAACTGCTTGATATGCTCCAAGTATTGCAGTATAACTTCCAGAGTTTCCAGAGTTGAATGCTTTAAGTGCATATATCTTTGCATCTCTCGCTACTCCAGCTGTTCTTCCTGCTGAGAGAATAGCACAATATGTACCGTGTCCGTTATCATCTTCATTGTTACTACCATAGGCACCTGCATAGTGTGATAACTGATACACCCTATAGTTCTGTTGCTCAGAAGTACCGTTTAAGTCAGTGTCAAAATCAGGATCATATAACTCAGGATGCAACGCTGCGTTGTTACCTGTAGGTCTACTTGCACCACGAACACCAGTATCAATTACATATATGTCTACACCATCACCTGACTGAGTGTAACTATACTGTCCGTTTAAATATTGTCTGTCTTGTTTTGTGAGTCTATCTAAATGCCAATAGTCATGGATGTTGACAGTTCCATATCTAGAAATAGGAGTTGTCTGATACTTACCCATATGAGGGTGAGAAGCACAATAGTAATATAGTATTGATGGTGTTGAAGAACTTACAGTCAATACTGTAGTACCGTTAGTACCTGGTGAACCAGTTGTTGATACACCTGTTGTCATTTCTGTCCCACCTGTTAGGTGAGTTCCGTCTGGAGTTGTAGAAAATCGAAATGGATGACCACTGTTTGAAGAATCTGATTGGTCAAATGTATATGTACCACCTTGAACAAATCCAGTCTGGTTTGCAAACAAAGAATATGTTCCACTAGGACTACTAGCAAATACATATAAATTTTGTCCACCTATATTTTGTACTTTTACATAAATTGTACCAGAACCACTGGTAGTTAAATTTCTAGTGTTAGTAGTTGTAGAAGTCTGACCAGTAGTATTGACATCTAGAGTTTCAGAATTATCCACAGTCAAAGTAGCACCAGTCTCCACAGGTGCAGTTTCAAATTTTTCACCGTCCCACGTAGACTTCTTGACTGGTCCTAAAGCATTTAACTTATCAAGCAATCCGCTTGAATACTTTTCTGGACAATCAAATGTGATTATTGAAAAACTTCTAAATGATTCTACATAGGTGAGATAACCATATAATTTTAGAATAGCAGCTGCGGCTGAATCCAAACTATAATTATCAGATACCCTTACGACTACCCTCTTCATTAGGTTGGCACAATTATCCTTCAGTTGTATTTATACTAAAGAAATTGAATAGTCGTTTCTGCATTTCATCAAAGAACTCTTGATCAGCTAAGAAATTAGCAACTATTCTTACTGATTTGTCTCTCGTCTTACTTAACGCTAGTCCAGATTGAATCAATGCTTCTGGATCTAACTCCTCTTTTACATCAAGTGATAGGAATAAATCACTCACTCTATACCCAGTAATATATCCTCTATCAAGACAATCTTCAGCAAAAAACCTTAAACTATCTTCTATTGGTTTGCACAATTCAAATAAATTCTCTCTGACTATGATATTATTAACTGCATTCATAGCAGATATACCTGTCATAGTAGGTTGCCAAGTATGTCCAAACTCCCAATCTTGTTCTTTTAATACATCTCCTACTTTCTTATTAGCAACAGAACACCCAAGTGGTGTGTAACCAGCTGTCAAAGATTTACCAAGTGCAGATATATCTGGCTGCACTCCATACTTTTTCCAACCATGATAACCACCACCTTTACCCCAACATGTACAAACGTCATCCGTAATCATTAATATATCATTCTCGTTACATAGATCACGTATTGTTCTCCACCAACGTGGTGACCATGGAATGCCACCCTTCAACCATGGTAGTGTTTCCATAACAATACATCCTATATTTCTCCCACAGCAGTTGTATGACTTAATAAGAAGTTTTAAATATTTAATTGCCTTATCTTCTTCTCTTTCTTGATCCTTTTCTTTTCTCCATAAAGGTGTTGGTACTTTCTTAATTCTTTTTATCCCGTCAGATGTATCCCCCATATTTCTTGTCAAATATGTGGTGCCATGAAAACCAGGTGTAAACGTAACTATAAAGTTTTCTTGATTACCCCAGTATTGGTCATTCATCTTAATAGCAGATTCAACTGCTGACGATCCAGATATTGCCCAAGACAAAACATCCCAGTTGCCCGTAGAGCAAACTAGGTTGACCATCTTCTTAGAGAGTTCACATGTCTCTCCTTTATTTCCTCTTATAAAATTAACTTCGGATGCCAAGGCATCCATAACTTCTTTGTTCCCATACCCTAAAGTATAGGCAGAGTTTCCAGATTGTAGATCTAATAAACGATTACCATCAGAATATTCAATCCAATACCTATCGGTCTTAGTTACAATCTTATCAAGTTCACCTGGTGTCCATGCTCTAAGTTCAGATTTAGTACTAATGCATGTTAACTCAGTCGGCTGTGTCTTGTGCGAGACCATCTGGTAAATATTTCCTTAGTATTTTTTCCATGTCCTGAGGTTTACCACTCATCCTTTCACATGGTTTTGAGAATTTTAAATCATGCTTTGAATCAAATTGAAATTTAGTTCTCAGATGAGTTCTATCTCTTTCCACAATGATATGATAGTAATGTCCATAGACATTCTGGGTAAATCCCAATGCTATTACTTCTCGTCCTTCGTATAAGTCTCCAACTTTATAGGGGCATGTTTCAGCAGTTCCATCAAAAGGTATATAGATCTGCTTAGAATCTAGATGCTCCTGTTGTCTAAACTCACTTGACTTCGATACCATCTTCTACTGCGTTTTCTGGTTTTTTAATTGTCATGTTAAGTGCTTCGATTGCACCTTCCAATCTTAATACTTGTTCCTTACGATTTGTAAGTTGTTTTTCAAGTTCAACGATTGTTGCTTTTTGTTCTTTCAGTTGGGTGGTGAAATCTGTCACCATTTGTTCAGCATCCATAGTTTAGAATAATAACTGTTTTATTTAGTACATATCCGCAAGGTTAAAAGATAGTGATATCCTCTCTTCAGTACCAAAGTGCGGATCGACAAAGTGGTCTAACCAATTTGGAAATACATATGCATCACCTTTCTTAGGTGTAATCCTATGAAATACATGATGATCATAATATTTACCAACTCTAGTTTGAGCTCTTGGATCAACAAAAACTAGTTGACCCTCTTTGTCTTTTAACTTAGGTACCTTTAAGTATAGCACACCGCTGTACATTGCGGAAGGGTGGTTATGAAAAGAAGAAAAGTCTCCTTCTCTCATAATCATACCCCAACAATTAATTCTACAAATGTCTACTGGAGGTATAGCTCTATCTTCTTTTAATGCATGTTCAGTTAACATCATATGCAAAAGACCCTTCAGTTGAGGAGACCACGGTGTATCCTTACTACAAAGGTCATCACGAGAATGGTATCCAGTCTTACCTCTCAAAGAGTACTGTTTACCTTCTACTCTCGTTTGTTCTTCTTTTTTTAAATGCTCAATGATTGGGTTACCGATAGAATCAATATCGGGCACATCAAAGTCACTCACTCTTGTGACGAATAAATCCATGTTGTAAATTAATTTTTATAATGTAGTTGGTTTTGGGTATTTTTCCTTGACAGCTGCGATCTTAAGAACTATAGAATCTCCATCAGGTCCTATATCAGTACCTCTATCTTTCATATACTTTAATGCTTTATAGAAAGCATCCAATTGCTCCTCTTCACTGGGATACTCTTCTCTTCGTTTTCCAATATAACTTAAATCAACATTATAAACATCTGGATGTGGCATATGTTCTATAATATGATCTTCCCACTCTGCTTCTGTCCATACTCTAGAAGTCCCATCAGATTCTATATGTGTATGATCAGATGGAGTGTGACCTCTTGCTTTATAGAAAGCAATCTTTTCAGAATCTGCAACAGTCCTAAGTGTTTTTGAAATACCGTACGTTGGTTTTGCCATAGTCTTAATAATTAATGTAGTTTCCAGCTAAAGGATAGTCTCTTGTAGAAGGCATGTTTGCATACACCGAGCAAGCGAAGTTGCAACCTGCACTTATAGATCTCTGTCCTTGGTTATTGTAAATTCTAATACCACCTAAAGGATAACCAGTACCATTCTTCTGAGAAGCACCTCTCCAGACACCTCCACCATGATACTCACCACCCGCTTGTTCAGTACCACCTGCACCGTGGAAATAGAATGACCAATAGTTTGCAGTACTATTGTTTGGAGTATTAGCTAAGAATATATGTGCAACATAGGATGATTCTCCGTTTGATTGCAATTCATAAGAACCATTCAAGGTTGTAAAGTTAACGTATGATCTACCACCAGTACCTGAAGCATCTCTTGGACGACCATCATTAGCGTGCCAACCAGAACCCATGTAGAAATATCTACCACCGTTGGTGTCAACGTTACCATTACCATCAATTAGTCGGAAATAATATTCTCCGTTACCACTATCTTGCTCATAGAAATTCATAACAATTTCATATGAAGTATAGTATCCACCAGTTTTATTATCGCCAGGTCCCCACTTAATATCAGTACTTGACCAGTTATCACTTCTTTCTTCAAAGGCAACTAACTGTCTTCCACCCATAGGAACCCATAGGTTCTCTCCTTGGTTGGAATGATCATTCTTGAAATAGTATTCATGCTGACCATCTTGGGTATTATATCTAAACGTAGCAGGTGAAGCACTACCAGCTCTAGATGCTCTATCACCTGAATCTAAAGAACCACCACCGACGTTCGCCCACTGAGAACCAGTATATAACTTAGCTCCTCCTGCGGAGCTATCGTAAATCATTAAGCCAGTTTCAGCTGAAGGATAGTTTCCACTTCCATTATGTGAAGAAAGCTTCAAACCACCAGAAGAGATAGAAACCTTAGCTGCATTTACGTCACTAACATTAAGCGTTGACATATTAAGATTTTATATCGTTCAGTTCTATTTAGCATGTTTTGAAACGACAGTTACGTACAAACCGTTCCACCACATTTTATCATCTTCTTGATCATTGAGAAGTTCTCTTTCATATAGAAGATTATAGTTTTGAGATTCAATCCATTCTTTAGTAATTTTAACATTATCTTCTATGTTAGCATCGTCTATAACTAGAGTAAAAACATCTTGAGTGAAATTTTTCATACCCTCAAAGAACTCTACCATTTTTCTTTTAGAATTATCCCCATCATAGAAAATAATGTTTACATCATGTTCAAAATCCTTCTTATCTAATTGAGATGAGTCACCATTTAGAACTTGTATATCAAAATCCAAGGTCTCAGTAGTCACATTCTGCTGTAAATTTTCAACAAAAGTATCTACAGTAACCTCATCTAATGGGAAATCTATATCTTGCCTTGCAGGTTTTAGATTAGGTTGTGACCAATTATCATTAGCATATGCTGCTTCCATATCATTATTCTGTATTGCTGCACAGAATGTAGAACCTGCAAATACCCCTACCTCAAGATATACTGCACCTTCCTGAGAGCAGAGGTTATTTAAGAAGTGTCTTACTCTAGGTGATGATAAACCAGGTACATTATAATATGCATTAGGATCATCTGGGTCATAAGTTCTATGGTTTGATAAGTATTTTCCAGAGTTAATAAATGCTTCTATGCATGTTTCTACCTGTGGGTGTACCATGAGATCTGCTTTTTGCATATGAGATTCTACAACTCTCTCACAGTAGTTACAATCCCAACAATCAAACTTACATGTCTTGATCTTCTTTCTCCAAGCATTAATAGGAGCATCTTTTAATTTCAACTCTGCCTGATATTTCTTGTACTCAGGAAACATATAATCTTCCTTATCTGCCCACCTCTTAATAAGATCCATACTTTCTTGGAGTCTCATCATACTTTCTCTACCATGTAATTTGAATACATCAATACCCAAATCAAGCATCTCTTGCCAATCTTCTCTCCATGGAGGTAGGTTTGCTTGTTTCAAATCAAATTCTGGATGTTGCACATCCCATGTAGAACATGAGATTCTACTAATGGCACTTGCAAAATATATCGGATCTTTACCTTCTCTAGTACTATTATATTGATAATGCTCTGGCATGATGGGACAACCACCCCAACACGTTTCATTGACAAGCATAGAAATCATTACAGGTTTACCTAGATAAGCACAATAATCTTTTGCTTTTCTTATCTCAAGCAACTGGTCTTGATCTCTCATCAAATCACGATCAAGATTTATATAATGAAAACCTGCTTCAGCTAAAGCAACTATTTCATTTGCTTTAGATACTTCTCTGAGTATAGTATTTTTGATAAACAGATCTGGAAACGCTGCTTGAATTTGACCAGTAGATACCCATGAAGTATGTGGTAGAGTCACCACTCTTGCACCTGCATTGTAGATAGGAGCAAAGTTTTCTATCCATGCATCTAAATTCTTTTGATCTGGTCTGACCCATATGTTATTAAATGTTGCTGATAAAGGTATATCACTTTTATTTGAAATATAACATGCAGACGATATCAATGCTTCGGGTGACATGTAAACATCACCCATCGCATCCTGTTCAAATGGAGGAATGCGACAGGTGAAATATAAGTCTAGTATATGTTCTTTATGCTCTCTAAGAAAAGGAAGAAATGTATTCTCTACAAAGTCTTCACTCAGTTTCGGATTGATCGGGAGACTGAAGACTTTTTTGCTCATGAGTTTTTCCAGAAATTTTATTAAAGAGGTTAAGATTAAGGTTGTCCTCAATCCTATCAAAAGTTGGGAACCTTGCTTCAGATCCGTCTGAAAGTAATTTATCTAACTGAGGTTTTAATTCATTTTGAATTTTGGATATTCCTGTGTTCAATAAACCTGCGTATTGCATAGCAATATTGACCGCATATATCTGATCCTCTTCTGCCATCATAGCAATAGAATCCATATTACCAATACCAATTCTACCATTGGCATATATGTCAATAGCTGCTTGTTTACCCATTCTAGCAATCCAATATTTTCTTTCGTCTTCTTCTCTATATTCTGCTGCCTTTTCTAATTCTTCTATAGAATCAAAGTTCTTAGTAATATACTCCATAAAAGGAGCCATCTCATTATCGTACTGTCTGATATTAACGCTGAACTTACCAAGGTCTAACTTATACTCTGCAATATCAATTTCTATAAGTTCCCTTTCAAAAGGATCATCAGTCTTAGCTAACTTTACTTTGCATTTTTCAATCTCAATTTCCTTGCGTCGCATGTCCATCTTGATTTTTTTACGTTCATGATTCCTACTTTCAATTTCTATAAGAACCTGACGTAATTGTTTAAAATCAGTTACGTTACCATTAATGACAAAATTTTTCACCTGACCTGGTGTCATGCCATAATGCATAGAAGTTTCAACCCAGTGTTCAATCTGGTCTGAAGTTATTTTATTGTCCATAGTATAAAATAATAATTAAATATGTAATCCTGGATCTACGTCGTCTTGTGTTAAGTAATCTCCTTCTTGATGAACTTGACCTAATTCTACCGCTTGACTATTTGGTACTGGTATTCCCATATAAGTTTGATAGAGAACGTTAAGTTCTTTTATTGTAGCACACTTTGTAAATTCTTGCTTGATTTTTAACATCTCAGCATATAATACTACAACTTTTTCTTTAAATGCTGCTGAACCAGCTAGTATACCAGTAGCAACATCTTCTTTGGAAGATCCTTTTGCAGCGACTATACTATCTATAACAGGAGTTTCACCTT